CAAAACCATCAGCCTTGTAAAAAAATTTATTAGCTTCTCTAATTAACGTCATTGGTTAACTCCCCTCCACAAGCAAGATATCCGCACCCGTCTACCCAGTTGTCGATGTGGTTCGGGTTTGATGCTACCCGCGCAATCTTTAACAAAGTCATCTTGACAGCGCAGTCCATTCCTGTAGGCAGGTCATCAGGTTTAATACTGTCCCACCAATACCAAACGGTCTCGATGTTTCTGAAGTTGTCTTCCATGTTACCGTGCTGCGACGCACGATCCTGAGTCACATACCCTTTAGCGGTGTCTAAAACTTCTGCTCTTTTCATATCGCAAATCCATAATTTCCAGTTGATTCGATTAGGTGAAGGTGTTTTTTAGTGCGCGTGGCACCGACGTAGAAAACCCTGACCTCACTATCTTGATCAAGGCTTTCCATGCATGCTTTTGTGGAATCTAGGAAGAGGGCGACGTTATCCGCCTCTCCACCTTTTGCTTTGTGAATCGTCGAAATCCGGATCCTCGGACTGCCAGATAGTAATCGCTCCCCCCGCCGACGTACCGACGTAATGTAGCCTATCTCCTTGTCCGATACTTTCAAGACATTCATCCACGGCGTCTTGGCATTCACGCTTAAACTGCACCGTTCGATAATGTCGTCCAGAGTGTAGAAAAGATCTGGATCTAAAGATTCTAGGTTTCTTCGACCAGACTTCGTAATAACATTTCCGTTGAGTATCTTCGAGAAATTCTTCAGTTCTGCTGCTGATAAGGACAAGCCTTTGCATAATTTTAACCACACCTCAATGCCATTTAGAACATTTTGAGATAGGGACCAACCAGCCCCTTCTCTCCAGAAGAGATAACCATCTTCTTTCAGGCGGGTGGAGATCTTATTCGCAATATAATTTGTCCGTGCTAGGATTAACCATTCACCATTCTCCAGATCAAGCTCCATTATATCGCGATGCCAAGAAAGATTCCCTTGTCTTTCTGTGGGTTGCCAAACTTTATTTTGTCTGATCGCAACACGCTTGACCAACTGATCTGAAAAATTGTGCACGGACAACGGTACACGGTAGGATTTATCAAGGACAATCTTATGATCACTGGCATTCAAGAAGTCCGATACACGGACCCCCATCCATGAGTATATGCACTGGTCATCGTCACCAGCATAGTAAACCTTCTTGGCATTCGGGACGAGAACTTCCTTTACCATACGCCACTGAAGAGGAGCCAGATCTTGCGCTTCGTCTATGATCAACAGATCAAAACGCGGGCTAGTCCCCTGCTCGATGAAGTCCTCGATCATGTCAACAAAGTCACGCTTTTTTAGTTCTTCCTTGAACTCGCGATAGGCTTTGTCCAGAACTCGTAGCTGTTGAAAATGAAGGCTATAGTCAGCAGAGTCGCTGAACTGCTGCTCAAGACTTACTTCACGAACCCGCGCCATCTGTATCATCGACATGTACTTGTCGCCGCCAGAACCCGGCGTAAAAAGAATACCCTCTGACATATTGTTAGATGCGTTCGCACGAAAATCCAAACCGACAAGAGTGCCGAGGTCATGAAAGTCCCTGCCCTTAAACACATCTTGTGACCTCATACCCAGCCAGCTAAACGCCAGTGAATGCAGAGTACGAAACCACATCAGGTCTTTAGGGCCTAATGACAGTTCAGCAAGAGCTCTGGTCTTGGCTTCTTCTGCAGCCTTCTTACTAAAAGACATGAAGGCCACGCGGCTAGGATCCATTCCACCAGCTATCGCTTCTTTGACAATGCTAATAAGCCTTGTTGTTTTGCCTGTCCCCGGGGGACCAAAGATTGTGGTTTCCATTAGAACGGCACCTCCGACTTCTCAACTACAATGTCGGGTGTGGCAACCTCTGACGCAAACTCAGGCACCCACCATACACGAACTGACTTCCACTTGCCGCTCGATGTCTTGAAACGCTTAACACCATGTGCGTCTGTGCCGTCATTCATTTCCTTAATTCGTTCTTGAATCTGCGCCCTTGTGTAACTATCAAACTTCTTTTGACGCAGGTATTCCATCAGTGAGTCAAGTCTAAAATATGTGGCCTGTTCTTCTGCGTCCGTAAATGGCTTACCAACCATGATCTCTTCGACAGTCTGTGCCTGTACGCGACCAGTGCAGTATGACTCCAACAAATTAAAGAACTGCCCCTTGTATGTAAGTTCTTCTGGCACCTCAATCTGATTGCAATGCTCCATGAGGTTGTTGATTAGAATCTGCCAGTCCGCATCCTTTGCCCGCTCCGGCATAAAGTTTAACTGCTCCATGCATGACCTTTGAAACAGGCGCGGGTTTTGAAGCTCGTCTGTATCAAGCTCCAGTCGGCGCCCATCGATATCAAGGAACCACAACCGTGGCTCAGACAGCACCACTGACAACCCACTGATCGTGGGCAATGTGCCACCGCCACCGATGCCATGCTTCAACGTGCGGCATACGTTCTTGTTGCAATAAGAAGCCATTGGCTCTTCGCTGCACAAATAGCCCCACTCTTTCTTATCCACTTGATTCTGAATTGTCACGATCTCTGATGCAGGCAAGGGGGGCTTGAAATCCTTGGCGTTGTGCTGCTCAAGCAGTGACTTCCAGTTAACCTCATCATACTTCTTTAAGAAGATACCGAGTTGAAATGCAAACTTGTTGCGCTCACCTTCGCCTACGCCAATCATAAGCTTGGCCCGAACACAAGGTATGTAATCTGGGTATAAGTTTACTTCTCCGCCGATGGGCAGCTTCATGAATTCGTTTGGATCGACACTGATCTCATCGATCATGTCTAAAAATTGTTCTAGTGTCGCCCCGTCCCCGTCCGGAAAAACCGCCGGGCGGAGCGTCTGTTCCGCATGAAAGTACGGAAGGTTAATAAAGTTGCCAACATCACCACGCTCGACCAAAACCTGTTCCTGCTTCGGAAAGATTTCGCATTTGCCATGCCCAAGCATAGCAGCAATTTCTGCAGCCTTGTCCCTGAATTGTCCTGCACTGAACCACTCCTTAAAGAAAAAGAATATATGGGCTCCGCCTGATTTAGAACGGCACACGATACACGGTACATTGTTTTCTGATAGCTGCTTGATAAGGGCAGCGTGGTCTAATGGATACACATCGATATCAAGCGCACCAAACTTGCACTTGTTTTCTTCGTTAATAGGTATCGACCCGACGCCAGTCTTGCCGTCAAGGTGTTCTTGCACAAGCTCAACAGTCAACGGTTTACGAACAACGTATGACTTGGCTTTAGTTTTTCCGGCTCTTCGTTCTTCTGATATATCTGTACGTCCATGTGCAGCGCCGAAACCAGCAAACGCCGCCATGAACCTTTCCGCAAGGGTCATAGCTTTCTCCAATAAAGGAATGGGGGAATGGTAACCTTCCGAGTTGCTACCATCCCCCCAACTGGTTAAAACGGTACGTCAGCAGACTTAGTTGCTTCGGACATCTCATCAGATGTACCAGCAGCCGTTTTAATCTCTCCTTTACTAAAGCTCTCAGCCATCTTCTTGGCTTCAAGCATAGCCTGACCCATCTTGGAAACGTCAGCCTCACGGCTTACACGGAAATTATACCATGTGCCCTGATCATTGCTTTCCGAAACGGTGGTGATCCGCCACGCAGTACCGTAGATGGGCAGGACAAAAGGTCCATTCTTGCCCACAGCACGGCACGAGGTGCGCTGCGAATTCCATTTCTTAGAGACCTTCAACTGGGTTTTCTTCATGTCCAGTACGGCAGGATCATAGTCGCCAGTCTCTTCGTTATAAACCATCACCAGATGCTGATGACAGCGGACAAGCTCGTTACCGGACGGCAGAACTTCCGCCGCGCCTTCACGGTTTGTGTTGTTAAGGTCTGGGTCGTTGGGGCTTATTTCCCGTACCAGACCGCCGCCAGCACTACGCGGGGTGAACTCAAGGTATTTCATTTCAAAGGCCACTGGAATTACCACGACGCCTTTGTCTTCTGAGTAGATCTCACCCGTCACCGTATTAAAGATGTCACCCTGTGACGCACCCTTGATATACTCAGGCTTCTCTTTGTTCAGTTGAGGTGATAGCGCTTGCAGGATCCGTACAAACGGAATCTGCATTTGTTCCTGACCAATCTTCTCGAAACCCGCACCAGCGTTTTCCTCAAAGATATCCATCAAGCCTTCCGGCGCCAAACTTGTATTCATTTTTTCTGCTACTGCTGTGTTAGCCATGTCGCTTATCCCTTCTTGATAACAGCGCGGTTACCGACATACACACCGAATGTGTCGTAGTCGATATCTTGTTGAGACTCAATACGATTCTTTACCCATGACCGTAAAGTCATAGGATGAATGTGGGTTTTCTGATTTGGCTCAAGACCCTGACCTCGCAGATCATCTAGTATTGCACCAGCCATATTGTCTTGGCCCATACCAAACGTAACCACAACATCATTCTTGATAATGTCTGCTTCACCAATTGAACGCAGGAAATTAAATGCTTCTTCCTTACGATCATCTGGGATACGCGCAGACACATACTTCTCAACAGAGATTTTATTGCCATCTACTGTTAAGCTTTGTACGCCAAGCTCTTCCATCAACGACGGAATATCTTCCTCGTCAATAGTTCGCTTCTTGGCTTTCAGGTCTTTAAGAAAACTTTCCGTCTTGTTAATCTCATCGTCTACAGCTTGTGACTGTCGGATCAAACGGGATAGGCGGGTTGTACTTTCTTCACTAACTTGGTCAAATGCCTTGGCGTTAGCGGCCTCTTCTTCAAATAACGAAAACACATCGTTCATCGTTCACACTCCTTGTTTAAAGTTTATCCCCTTCGGGATTGGTCTTTCGGTTTTAATCTGCCGAAACAGCGATGTCAACTTCTTTTTTATCTACTTGTTTTGTAACGTAATTTGTAACCATGTAGGCCATCTGCCCACCAATTGTCCTGCCATTGGCATAGGCAATTTTCTTCAACATATCATGCACCTGATTCGGCACAGCCACTGATTTGTATTTAGCGTTGTCCACTATTTACTCCTTGTTAATGTATAGCCTTCGTGTAAGATTACACAAATAGCTGGGATTTAAAAGGATTTTTTTATGAAAAAACCCAACTTTCGAAATGTAGAAGGCAAGCGCTGCGAAATCATTGCAGTTGATTGGCTTCTGTCACAAGGGTGTTACACCTACACCCAGACCATGGAACAAGGTCCTATTGATATTGTTGCACTGTCCCCAAAAGGTGAGTGGCTTTACTTCGATGTTAAAAAAGCAAGCCGGCGAGAAGACGGCAGCATCATCAGCCGCACTCTTGGCTCCAAGCAAAAGAAACTTGGTGTCCGGTTGCTGTATGTTGATATCGAAACCAAAGAATGTCACCTTTACCCCCATCAATTTAATATTAAAAAATCGTCAGAACAAAACGCCGGCAACCGCAGATTCAACGGTGTTAAACCTGAAGCCATTTCTTCACTTCTTCACCAAGAGTCGCCCCCGCAAGATTGATCTTGCCTTGAAGGGACTTGGCTATGTTTATATCCACTGTTCCCGGGACAACCAGATCAACATACAAAACACTTTTGTTCTGCCCAATACGGTGGCAACGATCTTCCGACTGCATTCTGGTCTCTAGATTATAATCGTTGGCATAATAGATTACGTTGTTGGCTGCGGTCAGGGTCAAGCCATAGCCCGCTGTCTGTGGGTTGCCGACGAAGAATCGTGCATCACCTTTTTGGAATAACGTTATAGCGTTTTGACGTTGTTCATCTGTCGTGTCCCCAAAATAACTTACCACGCTCCCCGATCCATGGACTTTTGACAAGGCAGCTACAATAGCTTTGATGTCATACCTGAATCTAGACCAGATGATTACCTTTCCAGTCATCTCTTCGACAGTGTCAAGCATGGCCTGCAACCTGTTGCTTTTAACTTCTACCAGTTCGCCGTCGTCTGTCTTCAAGTGACCACACAAAACCTGTTGCATACGAAGCAGCTTTGTCATTACCTCTGATGCCGTGACCAGTTCGCCGTCTTCGAGCAGGGCAATTGCTGCGCTCTTGAGACTGTTGTAGTGCCGGCACTGTTCATCAGTCAGCGCCACTTCTCTTGTCGTGTATATCTTTGGCGGTAGGTCAAGAGCATCTTCCTTGGTCACACGGTATGAGAAACCTGCCAGCTTGTCAGTCAACTCCGAAAGATTGCGGTAGCCTATGACCTGCTGGAAGCTATGCGACCCCATGCGCTGCGTCCGCACCATCGCGTACCGGTTTTGAAACGACCAATAAGATTGAAACCCTAGAAGAGCCGGATCAAGGAATGCACATTGTGCGTATAAATCCAACGGTGATTTCGTAACAGGGGATCCTGTTAGGATCCTTCGGTAGGCCGCATTCTTACCAATTTTAAGTAACGCCGCAGTTCTTTTGGCCTTCGGATTCTTGATTGTTGTGGACTCGTCAATTGCAAGAAGGAACGTGCTATCTTGTGTGAAAAGATCCAAGTATTTTTGCACTTTAGGTGTTGCGAAACCCTCCACATTAACCAGTAGGATGCGGAGGACTGAACGCTCCTGCACGGCACCTGATAGTCGCTTGGCAACGGTCTTGTTTGGGTTCGGATTCCATACATATACCTCATGGTCAATCGCTTCTGGGAAATGAATGGGAATTTCGGAGCTTTCCCAATTCCGGTATACCCCTTTAGGTGCCACGACGATTGCCGTGTCAATTTTTTCATTCTCATGTAGCCATACGATATTGTCGAGTAGTACCTTCGATTTACCACAGCCCATCTCCATGAAGTAAGCATAATTCTTTTTGTCATGACTTCTCAGCAAAGCCTCATGCTGATGTGCATAGGGCTCCGTTTTATAATTAAACATGTGTATCTTAAAGCCAACTCAAAGCAGATGATGCAGAACTAGACATATAATACATCGGCCTGTATTGGGCTTCCCTCTCGTTAGCAGCGACTGGGTCATCTTCAAACCTAGCGCCGTTCATCAGTTCTTCGGTTTCATCAGATAGTAGGAAGGGGCCGTGGAATCCTGTTATCCGCACATTCCGCGCCAGCCTACTCCATTGCTCCAGCTTACTAAGCCGCTGAATCGTCTCCGCCGGTATCCCACTCAGGCTCGAAATAGAAGAGGGGTGGTGACTCATCTCCCACATTCTCTTCGCTACCAGCACCGCCAAGTGTGGATGGTTGGGGAAATTCGATGATGTTATTGTCAGATTGACCGTGTACTGTTTCTGTTTTGTCATCTTTACTACTCATCTTCAATGCTCCCTGTCATAATACCAAAACGAGCAGCCTCCATGTACCAGAGTATTTCAGCCGGGTCAGACACAGTTGTAATCATCTGAACCACGCCTTCATTGTTCTCGCCCATAATGATTATGTCTTTGAATGTTTCCCCAGCCACCTCGCATACCATAGGCACGGGATCTTTTGTCCGTGTCACACGATGCAGCGGGAAGGATAGTACGTTTTGTTCTTCGCTCATAAAGGAGCTCCCTGACAACAGTCTTCAACGATTGCATGGCACACGGTACACTGTTCATGCCCATGCACGAACATTGTTCGTAGCACGGCGTGGCAGCGGGGGCAATGTGTAGCACACATTTCTTGTTTGTCTGCAGCCTTCTTCATTTCTTCCCGCTTGTCAGGGATCACATCATGCCTGCGAATTTTCGCCCAGTTTGGGTCTCTGAGTTTCATACTCATCCCGCTTGTATCCTGTTCCACGCTCTGAAGACCATGTCGTTTTCGTTTTTACTTTTGTCCATGTGCTGCTGCACAAGGCTTTCGATAACAGACACAGCTTCCTTCCATTCCATGCGCGGCGGAACAGACGCTATGTCTATTTCATTTGGCATTAAATGCGTGTGCATTTCATTCTCCATCATGGTTGACTCTCCTCCATGGTATATTAGTTGGGATAAATTGTAAAATCTTATGACTCTAAGGCGTCAAATACATCTATGTCGCCGATAATGTACCCTGCCTGAGTCAGGCGGCGGTTAAATTGTAACTGCCTGTTGATGGCAATCTGCTTTGCTTCGGCCTTGTTGCCAGCCCTTACTTTTTTAAAGACTTTGCATTCAACCACCAAGCAAACTTCATACTGTTTTACTTTGTTATATTTAGTCTGAGTTCGTGTTAATAATTTTTCAGTCATTAGTCCCTCCGTAAGTTAAGAAGACATTCCATAAATTTCCCGTCATATCATTTAAAGCAGCACGGGTTGACCAGTTATACAGACCGCTGAAAAAAAGACCTAGGGGGCAATCTGTCTTGGCATCTATGGCGTTGAAGGACGCTGTCTTTGTCGCCCTCGTTAGGAGGATAGCCGCTCCCCTTCCAAACTATTTTAAATCTTCATGCTTCATCTTCAGGCCGCAAGTTATGCATTCCCAGTAATCCCCCTGATCAAAACTATGCGTAAAAGATGTCACACTCGTTTTACACTTGGGACATTTGCCTGCTGCAATCCGTTTAGCGAATGTGCCATCACCTTGAACGATGGTTTTACTTTGACTACACATACTTGCTCCAGTATTCGCCCCACGCTTCTCCAACCATGTCATGTATTTCATTCATGTCTAAGTGTGGTAGCTTTCTAAAATGTGGCTCCATGGTTCTTACAAACTCATCGAATGTCTCACATTCTCCGATGACTGACTCTGATATGTCAAGAAAATCTTCTTCTAATTGCATAGCCATGGCTTTGACTTTACCCATTTAATCCTCCCCTAGATTAAACTGCCGGCGTAGCTGCCACATGCTGTCATCCAGATTTTTCACATCAGACATCCACAAATCCTGACATTCATGCAGGCTTTGCATTGCAGTAGAGATTGCATCATAGGCTTCCCTCACCGCCTCGCGCTGCTCTTTTGACAACTGGTCAAGTCTACCTTGCCGCTCACCACGCTCTTGCTCCCGCTGCTCGTCCCAATAGGCGGACTTCTCGTCCAAAGTCCATTCATTAAATTCTTCTGGTAAATCACTCATTAGTTTATTTCCTCTTCTATTATAGGTGTCCATCGTATGTCTCCACTCTCAATCATTCTGAGAGCCTCTTCATTGACAAGGTCTTCGAGATCTTCGACCGAAATATTGTGCGGTGCTTTTACCTCGATGAACCTTGCAATGTCGAACACATACCTTTTTTCACGAACCACGATCCACGATACCTTTGCTTGTTCCACCGTTATATGCACGGTTCGTCTTTGAATACATCTCCTGATGTATTTTTCTTTTAATCTTCTCGCGAACAAAAGCCATCTTCTTGGTTTCAACATCCTTGCGAACCTGACGCCTTTTCTCCTTGCTCATTTCTACTTCCGGAACCTTTAACAATTCCTTGACCTGATCATCACTAAGCATCCTTGCCTCGCATGATTATCTCCATGACCTCAGATACTGTGCCTTCGACCCACCAACCACCGTTGTTGTGGTGACCATCATGAATCCGTGTGATCTCACGCTCGATGTTCCCGACCCTACGCACCTGACTGTACACCGTGAATGATGTGCCAGTGAAAAACATCTGGCCTTCCGGCTTAAACGAATGTGTGCATAGTCTGGTTAACACAAATGATTTACTCATCCCACTATCTCCCGTAATTTTCCGTCTTCCGTAAGCTCGTGAGTGCAAGTGCTTTTGATCTTTTCCCACTCGTCATCTTCTAGGCGCAACTTAACCGCCTCCCATTGATCTACTATGGACTGCCAAAGATCTGGTTTTTCGTCACGCAGTTCAGCCCGCGTGTAAAACAGTTCAAGGTAATCTTCCCTGACGTTGTGCAACTTCATTCGCTCTTCTCTGGTCAACATGACTTATCCTCCAAATCTGTTTTTTAGCCTACTATACCCTCGCGCCTGACCTTTACTAATCATCTCACCTTCTCGCTTCCTTTGAAGGTCTTTCCTAGCCTTTCCGGATTGCAGAAAATGTCTGTTGTGATCTTGTATTGATTTTCTGGTGACTGTTCCACCTAGCAAATTCTTGCCCCCGCGACTTCTTATAAACGCCTCGTTTTTTAGCTCTTGTCTAAGCTCGTCCATAGCTTCTTCTTTGGTCAAGCCATACTCCACCGTCAAAACCCCTAGCTCTTTTACCAGTTTGTCAGCACCACCGTATGCTTTTGCCATTTCTGACACTGACAACGATGGCGGCGGCGGATCAGTTTTTAACCTTAATGCTTTTGGGTCTACCGGAATGTCACGGTACAACTCTGCCGGAACCAACCAGCATTGACCTCTGGGGGCTTTGCAATTCTGCCCAGTGCGCCAGAATGCCTTACCAGCCCAACCCTCGTGAATGTGATCCACCACCAACCGCTTTTGCTTTGTAATTGCAATGATCGGTTTTACGTCTGGACGCATCATGCGATACCCTGATGCCGTGTGAAGAACAACAACAAGATCACCAACTTCGGGTGGGTATTCATCAAAAAAGGCTTTGGTCTTTTCCTTATCTTCCCATTTGTCGCGCCACTTATATTCGTATTTGTCGCCATACCGCCAAGTTGCTTTTTGATCTTCACCTTCGCTCATCAACTCAAGGCCAGCAATTTTATGCAACTTTAATGCTTTCGGTTTCATCCCCAATCCTTTCGATCTTCTTCCTCATTATAGCCCTTAGTATAGGCAACAATCTCATCCGGTGTCATGTCTTGCAGCATGATCCGCTGACCCTTGCCTGTCCCCTCCGGATACCAGTGGGGATTGAAAGAGCGACCATAGTACCTGTCCGCCGATCCACGATCCATTGGACTGCCGTGCCTTCTTCCCATCCATACATTATTCATCATCGCCCACCTCCATTGCCCATAAAACTTCTGCATCAGTGCCACCAGTCAGTGCCACCACTTCGACCATTGCTTTGATCTCTGCCTCATCAAGGCCATCAGCTTGGACGACCACCTCACGTTCGGTTGTGACCCGAACATTCACACGATATGATCCACGATTAGTCATCTTCAGTCTCCTTCTTCTCTAAGAAAAAATCGTCAACCTCGCCTTCAACCTCGACATTTTGTCGCCATTGCAACCATGCACCGTGATCCACTGCTTCTTCGCCATCGTTGCACCAGATTTTTCTGGCTTTATCTTCGGCAGCGTCTTCGGTGTCAGCCTCGACACTGTAGCAATACCAAACAGTTTCGCGCACATATACTCTGTAGCTAGCCATTACTATCCTCCCACATTTCAGTAAAGACACGCTTGTCTTTCAGTTCATCATATGTGGCCTTGGTCACCTCGTAGTGACGACCAGCCCCATAAGCCATTTCATAATTCCAGTACATACCTTCCCGCAAACCAACAGAATCATGCTCATCCCGATCATACCAATCCTTGGCAATCTCTTCCATCAATTGATCGGCATCCCCAGCGGTTGCGAACAAGAAGCTTTCTTTTGGGTCAAACTCACCAAACTGCATTTGCAGTTCCCCAACATAATATTTCATTTCCCTCTTGTT